TACCTATTTCAATACTAGTCTTTGGTTTGAGTATCTGTACCATTGCTTTAAGTAAACGATAGTGTTCACCAGGGTTTAGATTCAGATATTTGTAGTCAGGTAAGTCTCTTTTACCACCAGCTATCAAACCGAAATGTGCTTTCTCCATGGCTTGACTAACTAGCTTGACTAGGAAGTTATTTGGGTGAGACTGTTCGGGAACGTAACTCATGAGGCTGGTGTCAGTTGACCTTCAAAACAATATGTACCAATGTGCGCTAGTTGCGCCCATGGTGCAGCGTATATCTTCCCACCAATCTTCCGATAGATGTTACAGAAATGATAATCCTCTGAGAGTAATCGGTTCGTACCATCCTCAATGCTAGTAGCAAAGTATTCATGGATTAAATCAGACTTTAGGGTATTCCCTAAGTCATGTACATCATTGGTGTAGGTTGGCACATGATCTCGCAGTTCATCAAACACACCTCGCTTGATTAGCATGAATCCTGTACCACCATTAAATATTTCTACTGGCTCACCTACTGGCACAGTTACTTCATTCACATAGTTCACTAAGTTGACTACAAAGCTACCTGTATGTCTTTTTAGTTCATCGTTAGAAACACCATTGTCCATAGCACGTCTGACTGTATCCCAATTAACTTCCTTCTTTGGATAAATACCACAGATTACCTCTTTCTCAGCGTTTAGCATCCTGATTACGTCTTGTGCTTGAAACCGAATGTCTGCATCTACGAAAAACAAATGCGTACAGTCTGTATCTAAGAAAGCCTTGGCTAATCCATTCCTCGCACGGGTTATCAGGCTCTCATTAAACATAAAACTCATCATGCAATCCACGCCTGAGTCTCTGAGTAGATTATTGAGCTGTAAGATAGACTGTGTGTAATAACCAGTACACATACCACCATACATGGGTGTTGCTAGGAAAACTTTAGGCATATTCTTATCCTTTTTAGGGTTGTTGATAAACATCGGAAGTAAAGCATCTCTTGTCGTGTAATTGACGGTGTATTGATTGGTACATTTGAAGTTCGGGTACTTCTTAGCAAGCTCTAAGTAGAATGTGCGATCACCGATAGCTGGTGTCATCCAAGCAGGGCTGACAGACGGTAATATGTTGCCACGGATACAGTAACAGTTGGTATCGACAAAGCCATGACCCATACCAATCGCATCAGCGATGTTACCGAGACTCTCGCAATCATCATTGCAGACAAACTCACCTTGTTGATTGACTATCTTACGTAAGGAGAAACACCAATCTAAGTTTTCAGATTCGCACAAGTTGACCATGGATTCAACATGGTTCTCATCAAACCAATTGTCCTCATCCAAAAATATCACATAGTCAGCATTAAGCATAAATGGTAAGCCAGCGTAGATACGATGACCGTTCCAAATAACTCCGTCTGCCCTTCCCGTGTTTTCTGGCAAATTGATAACGTGTTCTCCACCCCAAGAAAAATCGTCTTTTCCATCATTGACCACATAATGCTTACATTCAAGTGTTTGATTTTGAACACTTTTGATTGCACGTATCAAATACTCTGTATTGACAGATGGAGTGATTACGGCTACTTTAAGCATCTAAGACCTCGCCACATTTAGCTAAAAAACGATCAATATTGCTACTTTCTCGTGATTCAAAGAGATGGTAGACACAATCACCAAATGTAGTGCCAATTCCATAAGATTGAGGCGCACCTGGCAAGTCCCATTTCGGTACTTCAAAATTAGTCACAGAAAGGTACTCTACAGGCACGTTATGGCGTTTCCATGTATCGGTGAGTAGTTGTGCCACATCTCCGTATGGTGAAGGCTTAAAAGACGGTTTACCAAGTTTTGTCCACATTTCTTTATGAACGCAGAGAAAAGACGGTGCAGCGAACAGTTTTTGAGCAATATCAAACCCCATATGATTGGTAGCTTGCACATTGCCGACTAAACTGCCGTTTGTAGCCATTTCAATGTATTTGAACGCTTTATCCTTGTTGAGGATGATGCAATCAATATCCATGAATAAAACTAACTCAGAATTACGTTTCATAGTCCAGTCCATCCAAGCACCATGATCTAGTCCATTGATACGGTGTTGTTGAATAGGAATACCGTGTTTGTGCATCACTTGTTGTTGTTGATGGACAATTCGTGGGTCAATGTTATCCCAATAGAGAGAAAAGACAGTTAAGTTCAAAATAGAGCATCCTTTATAACGGGTGTAATGAGTTTTTGAGTAATCAAGCATTTACGCTTAGTGCCTTCTTCAATGAGACCCATTTCTAAGAGTTCATTGATGCGCCCACAAACGGAAGATAACTCGATACCTGTTTGCTTTGCTAACTCCCGTCTGGAGTAAGAGACACCTGATTTCATGTAATTTAAGAGGAAATTAGACTGTTGACCGACTTTGCCACTAGCCTTATGTTCGTTATAAGCAATAACTGAAGTATCAGCGATCATTTCTCACTCGCTTTCAATTTTTTAACCATCTTACAAACTAATTGCCATTCTTCAAACGTAGGCAAGATGTCAGGGTTCATGATTAATTCACGCACTTGTGGTGAACAGGTATGTATAGAATGATGGGTGATTTTTTTACCGCAACTTTCGCAATGAAACCATATTTGTTCAATTTTCATCGGTCATTCCTTTCCAATTTAGCTGCTAAACACAGTTCTTTGAATTTACTTGGAATATCAGGATGCCAACCACCCATGACGGTCATACAATCAATTTTGAAGTATTCTTCTTTGCGACTTACTTCGGTGAGATAAATAATTAGCCCACAGAATATAATCCACATACCTACAAAAGCAAAGTGCATTGATTTCATTCTTTTCTCCAGTTTAGGTTATGCCAGCTTGCCAAGAAAGTTGGCTGGCGCAACCACCTAACTATCTAGCTAATTGGTGCTAGATTCACGTCTTGACTCATGGGAACAATCATTACGACACAACCACCGCCTTTTTGTATTAATCCACGTTCAATACTCACTTTAGCCACCTGTACATCATCATCTATCACACCAGCGTCTTGTATTGCATCAAGGATTGGTTTAATACAATTATCAATATCCATGAGTTTTTTTGATCTAGGTCTCAAAATAATGTCAATATTTACTTGAACTCTACCTAATTTGGGAATATTTTGCTCAATAACGTAAGATGACACAGCAGCCTTAAAATCACGACCCCGTTGGCTTATAAAGCGTCTGTGTCCACTTGCAATCCAGTAATTATTGATACTTGGTGGATAAGGTAAATAAAGAGTGATCACGGTTTTTAGAACGGCACATCCTGATCACTAGTCTTACGTGGAATCTCTTTAGGATAGTTTGAATCAAGATTAGGTTTCCAGTTGTCCTCAGAAAGACTAATGAGACTTCCCATTGGTGTAGCTTTAGTCCAACCAGCAATCTTGACTGTTTGACCTGCTTTATAGTCCTCACTTAGCATTAGAGTACCCTTCCAATCAGGCGACTTATCGCTAGTTTTCTTTGTGTTCTGCATGAGAACTCCTTTTCCTACCTGTGCAATGTGTCCACTAGCCATTATTTAACTCCTTATTTAATCTATTTAATCCACCGAGTAACTCCGCAGTCTGCATTGAGTCCCAAGTGTCCATGTACTCCTTATTTGCTACCTTTAATGCCGTGTACTTCTCAATCCGTGTCGCCTCATCGAACTTAGGACTTGTATAAATCCTTCTTGCCATATCTAGGAATCCCATCTGCCAATCCTTGATATTGAGATATTTAGCATAGGGTTCGTCTTGATTAGGAACATAGAGTTTTAAAGTATCAACATCCACTTCATCATCCACCATATCTACAAGTGCTACCGCCTCAGTACCAGCGTAAGTAGTAGTGGTCATGGGTGTAATGTCTCGCATTGCTCTCGGTTTCTCATCAAAGTCCTGTACTTCTTCAGGCGCATACATATTACCTAAACAGCCTGGGAATACAGTCCTAATACCTTCAGAAAGGCATCTTGCCCGTAACATGGCTCTAGGATACTTAGTCCAGCCCGAATTAGGCTTTACAAGCCCTATAGAACGTGCCTGATCAATTGTCCATGTTAAGGTGAGACTACCCCCGTTTGGGTGCGAGAAAACGCCTGTACACTCTATATCTGTATATGCTTGCCACTCGATCTTACCGCCAGCAGCTTGAAACCGTGCTTGCATGGCAGAAGATTTAAGAGCAGGTCTGCCTAAAATAATGTCATAGTCTCGTACTGCCGATGCGAACGGCATACCGTCAGCCTGTGCAACTAGTCCGAGAGCTATTACTTCATTGACATCCTTCACACCAAAGAGCTTACTAGCTACCATCGCCTTTGCCATCTGTTCCATATCTGCATACGGAATAATATTACTCATATTGATTTCCTTTAATTTAGTTAGGTTATTTAATTAAAAAACGTCTACTACCACTACTTTCAACAATAAACTTCTCATAGATGTCAGGCATTGCACTCTTAAAGAGGTCTGTAGAGAACCGCATACTGGCTTTAGATGACTTCCATGTGACTAAAGTATTACCATCAAAACTACGAATCTCAGCCTTATCAGCTAAAGAATTACGCAATACTAACTCCCATTGCTCTTGGATTTCCTCTAACTCTTTAATCTTGCCTTTGATGGACTTGAGATCACCGATAACCCGTTCCATCTCAGCAGTAGCTATCACAACACCTTCCATTGAGGTAGGAAATAAGAGTTTAGTATCTTCTATGCTCTTAGCCTCTGGTTGTGTGTTTGATTGAACATGACCCCAGAATACAGCCATTGATTTAATCAGATCAGTCTGCTCTTGTTCTGTTATATCAAACTCAAAAGTATGAAACTCTTGCCCACCGAACAGAACCGCTAGTACTACATGGTTAATCCGATGGACTGCACTCTCATGTACTAACTGGCTGTAATCGACAGGAGGAATGCGATTAGTATCAGGATCAAACTTATGTCGAGTAGACGCATTGTAGTTTTTAACTTCAACCAAGGTTCTTCCGTCAGAGCTAATGAAATCAAAATGACTGCGAAACCAAGGCTCAGAGTTATGAGTAAGTGCGTAGTCTGCATCTTTTAATTCCTTCTTGAGTTTATCTTGTGCTAGTCTACCAATGGTAGGTTGCATAATGTGACCCATTTGGACTGCCTCGATACCTGACAAATCAGGTGGTGGTAACTTACCTTGCTTAATTAAAATGGTTTCAACTGCGTGTCCTTGAATAGCTCTACGGGTGTCAGATGCCCACCAAGCACTATTGCGTATTTCAGGTGCAAAATCGTTTCTGTCGTTAGCCATTACAATACCTCCGATAAGGATTTGATTATTAGTTTTAATTGATAGACTTGATCAATCAGTTGATTAACTTCTTTAGACATACGATCATTGTCCATCTCTAGCATAGCTATTTGATTGTCCAGTTGAGCTTGTTCAGATAGTTTCATTTGGCAATCCCCCATGGAATACAGTCAAGATCATCATCAGGACCATTAGGTTGTAATGGTGCATTAGTAGGCTCAAACCAAAGAGCATCTATTGTGCAACAATCGGTAAGGTGTGATCGTTCATTCTCGCAATATCTTAACTTGCGTGAACCATCAACTACATTAGACTTTGGGTTTGCATGACAGAGATCAAGATCACCATATTTCTCATGATGTCTACACTCAATACAGAGTTTGTATTTCATAATATTCCTTTTAATAGTTAGGGTTTAGTTATTACAGTTACTACATTATTAGATTAATATAGTATTTCTTAGAAAGCAACAACTATTTTAATAATCTTTTAATCGTTGTATAAAAACAAAACCCCCAATGACGGGGGTTCATGTTACTAACTTCTTTTGACGTTAAACATTTGAGAAACTTTAGGATACTTGATCATATCCCTGTCAATCCATTGAACAGATTGATTCGGCACTTTCTTTTCAATTGTCGAATCTATCAGACCAACATTAAATTTACCATTTGTTTCAACGACTCTGTAATGAGTTGCATCGGGTAAATTATTAACAACAACAAGCTCACCTACATTGGGTAATGTTTTCATAATTGCTTTCTAGTTAGGTTAAAGAACAGTAAGTAATTTCCTACTTACATAATCATTATAACACAACTAATCTAATATGTCAAGTTCTTTTTTTTGTTGTATTAATGTCAAAATGTATCGAGCTTCAATTAATCGTGACTGAACTGTAAATGATTTATTTAAAGGGGTTATAGTTACTAAGCGTTCTAATTCTTTGATGCGACTATTAACTATGTTAAGTGTGTCCATATCTATTTCCTATATATCTATTTATATCGTAACTGCTTTATATTGTCTATTTCCATTCGATGAGGAAACACCTAGCCTACCCATAACCGAATTGGGTAAGCCTTCAGCGTCATCTTCCACACGAAGTATCAGCACCCGCCAGTCTTTCAAGGTAGAGGCACTAGCTTCGCCACCTCTTTGTGCAATATTCCAACCTTTAACCCCCAGTTTGCTTACATTAAATAGGACTGGTGCAGTATTAGCGTCTCCCCCAATATCTAATTCTGACATTGGTTTAATCAATGATCACGAATAGAAAAGGGCAATAAAAAAACCTCTTAAAAGATGTTTTGTTTAGACAGTAGCTTAGGTAAATTCACGACTTACTTACCTAAACTAACAAAACACCTATCAAGAGGCTTTAAATGTGCGCTGTCTAATTCGCAATAAAAATACTATATCACTCTCCGCAGAAACAAGCAATACCTTCATCATCATCTGCAAACATATCGCCTTGGACATCGTTGTAATTCATCATTTGAGCATAAGTTGGTCTATCTTTTCTGAATGTTCCACCATCTTTTATGTGTGCGTTGGTAATACTTCCTTCCATCTTAGCCCACCATATCGCCCGTTCTGGCTTTTCTTGTATGAGACTTAGGGTTTGTCTATAACCTTTTAAAAAGCATAAATCACAGTTTCCGTGATAGGTTGTGCCGTTCATATTGGGTAATCCTAAGTCAAAGTCTTGGCTTTTCCAAAACTTCATTACATCAAACTTAGATATTCCTTCGGTTGCTAGTGGCATTGTGCGATGAACACCTTTGCGACCATCTGACGGATTAGCCCGTATTTTTGATACTCGTCTTGGTTCATCCGCACGAATACCAATCATATTTTCCCAATCTTCCCACCCAATAGACTTTAAATATCTTTCAAAAGTTAATATTTTTAAATCTACTGTGCAAAATCGTGCAATGGGGTTTGGTAAATAATTCTTTTTCTTAATAAGGGCTTCAAACGGTTCACCGTTACGGCTTGCAGTCTCAAAATTGACTACTTCAAACTTCGGTTCGGAGTCTCTAAACTCTAACCAAGTTATCGGAACTTGCCAGCGAGTAGCACACGCATGGACAAATTTTAAGGTCTCCTCGTCTTCCTTGCCTGTATTGGCAAAGCAAACTATAGCCTCATCAGGTATGCCATTGTTGGATTGCAGCACTCGCCAAAGCATATATGCTGATGTCCTACCACCGCTAAAACTAACGATGGTAGGTTCAATTATTTTAAAATGATCAATCATTATTAAATTTTTTCATGCTACTTTTTCCCATTTTTTGACATATTTTTCTAAAACAATCATATCGCTATAATCTGTTTCTTGATCTTTTTTACAACGATAAATTATTACGCTACTTTCTTGAGGGTTCTCAATAAAGTTATATGTCCAGCCGTGAGCATAATAAAACCAATCCTCTTGATCTTTAATCTCATCATCATACCTTTGCCATAACAATTCTCTTAATCGGTTCAATCGTTTTAAATTAAGCATACTTTTTCCCTTTCACTAGCAACAGCATCGACATAGTGTTCAATGGTTAGCCAAGTAATACCCTCATTACAATCATGATAATGTTTAACCCGTCTTAATACCTCTCTGTATTCATCATCAGTCAATTCATAGTCTAGGAATCCTTCACAATCATTAATATGCCACCAAACGGAAATATAATCGGGGTTTGTTAGTCTTAATATATCTTCGCTTGTAGGTATCTTTTGACCGTCTGGAAAGTCTATTTCAATCATTACTTTCATACTGTAATCTCCTCAAAGTTAAGAATTAAACAAACATTTTGCAAGTGTGCGTGTGGATAATCTTTTCTGAAATGTGCCACGGCTTCCTGAGCATCTTTACCCATATAACTATCGTAAGATGGACAGGCACTTTCAAAATACTCAATCATGTAATGTTTAGTATCAATCATCTTAGGCTCTCCTCATATTCTTCGATTGATTCAACTTCGTATTCATAGACTGATACTTGATCAGCTTCTTCCCATTCCATTGGAATTGATAATTTAATCGCTTCTTCTTTGGAATCGGCTTCAATGGTATAGATAACTTCTACAGTCTTTTTAACAATATATTCCATGATTAAATAGTCTCCTCAATGTGATAGTTATGCCCTAGCGTTTCGTAAATTTCATCAATTAAGGCAATATCTGACATATTTTTGTAGCCTGTAAAACCATTAGTCAAAAGATATGTAATTGTATCGTCAACATTACTAGCAGAATCTAGGCAATCAAGTTCATATTCTATTAACTCTTTTATCCATTCGGTTCTGGTGCGTTCAACTCTGTTTGACTCAAAATCAACTCTTAATAAATTTTCCATGATATAAACTCCGTTTAGTTAGGTTTTGACTAAAATTAGTCCATTAGAGACCGTTTAAACAGTCCCTAATAAATAATTCTATTAATACCAACCTTTCGCATATATCCATATTGAGGCTAAAAGTAAGCCCATTAAAACGCTAAAGATTGCGCCTAGTATGTAGTCAATATATGGTTTCATTCTTCTACCTCATATATCTCCATGAGGCTTTTAGCAATTTGTCGATAGTCTACATTGTTAACAAAAGCCTCGGCATAGTCTTGGGTAAGTGACCTTTTACCGTTGTGGTTTTCACAGTCAATTAAATAGATTACATATTCTTTGCAAGCCTCTGCGAGTCCGTGTAACTCTACCTTTTCAACATCGTAAAAGTCTTGAATAGTTGTATTGTCAAATATCTCAAGGTTAACTCTCCAAGTCTCATAGTTTGTCCAACCGTTGTATGTAGTGTCTTGCATGATTAATTCCTTTATAAGTTAGGTAATGGCTAGAATCAGCCCTATAAACCCCTACGAATAAGGGTTTATAAGATGAGACTAATTATTTATAACTGCACGATCAAAAAGGTTTAACAAGGCATCAATTCTACGGTCACCGTTTTCAACATAGATACCATTATCTAATAGTAAGTCTTGCACATAAATTGCGCCACTTTCAGCAACCTTAAATTCTTGTATTCTTTCTTGTGTAACATAGTCTTTTAGTAACATTTTGTATCCTTAATTAGGTTATTTGCTTATGTTGTTTTTGCGTTGGCTTTTTTTTCCGAACCGTGGAAAAATTAAGCCTTAATTAATTTAAAATGACAAACTGTTTACTCTGAAATAAAACTTGTCACCGCCTAAGTGATTAGGCATTACAAAACTACCATGTAATTTGTTATCGTTTATTTGTGCAAACATTAAATCTAGGGCAGTATCAATCGCCTCATCTACCTCTAGAATGTTGTTATAAAAGAAATCGTGTAAGGTATAGCAACCGTCTGCTAATCCTAATTGTCCGTTATCCATTACAAATAACGGTGTTGCGCCAAACTCGGCATATTCGTCAAAACACTCTGATTCTTTTCTACCGATGCAAAGATATAATTTTTTTTCTGTTCGGACAAAGTCAGCATCTATGTCTTTTTTGAACTCGTCTAAACTATTCCACGACATATCAACATTGTTAGAGTTTGTATTGTCTACAATCTTGCCATTGTCTAATTGATAGAATGTGAAGCCGTCTTCTGTTTTGAATGTTGCTATAACTTGATTCATTTTGTATTCCTTATTAGTTAGGTTTAATCTTATACACATATATATCTAGTGTGTATAGATTCATTATACACAAATAATCTACTAATACAATATATGTTGTTAAATAATTACATTGTATTTTTCTATTGTTATTTTTAAACGATAGGTTTATACTATCTTAAAATGATCATAGATATATATTGTTTCTAGTCGTCTATAGACGATAACTATAAATTTAAATAATAGTAAGTATGTATATAGTCTATTCGGATGATTGTTAGATGTGAGGATAGATAGTCGCCTCTTCACGATCGCTTGAATTCAATATTTCCTCTATTGCCCTAGATTGGATTGGGTAACAATCAACTAACGGTAATGACTAATCAATAATCCTTTTTTGGTTTGGGTTACTTTGGACACCTACGATTCTTTAAATCCTTTTACTATTGTTTGGCAATTCGATTGGGTTTGAGTCTAGTAATGAGCGTGACCTATTCCCTTCCCCCCCCAAAGAAAATTTGTGTTTTCTGAACTATGCTATTATTTGCGTAGGAGGTGAATATGTTAGCAATAGAAAAGAATAGAGAGTTACCTAAAATAAGGGTTAGAAACAGTTATCCCTATAAGGTTATGGAGATTAGTGATAGTTTCTTTGTTGAGGACACGAGTTTACAAGTAATTTGTAATTCGAACTATCGAATGGGTAAACAACTGGGTATGAAGTTTATTGCCAGAAAAGAAAATGACGGGGTACGGGTATGGCGAACGGAATGACATCTCTTGCTGAACAAATACAGTCTGTGTCTGATGACACAAAGCGCAAGTATATGCAGAATATTTGGTCTATGGATAAGGAGCAAATCTTTCATGAGTTAATGCGTGTTCATGCGGAGAGTGCTAAGTTAATGTCAGCAGCGCAGATTGAGCTAGATCGTTTGCAAGCCATTATTGATGACCTAGATGATGCTAGTGACCTTAGACATTGAAAAGGCATGGTCTGAACAGTTGTATGAGTCTCGCATCTGTTTTAAGATAGAGATGCAAAGAGTCATAGAGTGCCATACCGATGCTGAGAAGATTGCCTTATTTGAGACTTGGAAGAAGAATTATTCTGAAAGTAGAGTCAATGACTTAGTGAAATGTGCTAAAGATAAGGTTAATCGGGTAAAGGTTGCCAATTGGGAATTTTAAGAAGTAGAACAGTTTGATCACCAGAAGAATACATGACCGCCTTTAATCAAAAACAGTTTTATAACTTCTGTTCACAGCTCAAGATTGAGACGAAAGAACAAGGTCTCAAAAAGATGGGTACTCTTTTAGGGTCACAAACTTATGTGATGGATGAGATTACCAAAGGTTTACAAGATGATGTTCATTTCTTTGTTATTTTGAAAGGTAGACAACTTGGAATCACAACCGTCTCACTTGCCCTTGACCTCTACTGGCACTTTATCCACGCAGGATTACAAGGCACACTTACCACCGACACCGAAGAAAACCGAGATATGTTCAGGTCAACCCTCGCCATGTATATGGATGGTTTACCCAAAGAGTATCGCATCCCGTTACTTGCTCACAACCGCAATCAGCTTTCCCTCAAAAACCGCTCTCGTCTCTTTTATCAAGTCGCTGGACTTAGAGCTAAAGGAAGTTTGGGTCGTGGCAAGGCGATTACATACTTGCATGGTACGGAAACAAGTTCTTGGGGAGATGAGGAAGGATTAGCATCTTTACTAGCTTCTTTGGCTGAAACCAATCCACACCGTTTATATCTCTTTGAGAGTACCGCTAGAGGCTTTAATATGTTTCATGATATGTACGTTACTGCCAAACGAGCAAGGACACAGAGAGCCATCTTCTGTGGGTGGTGGCGTAATGAGTTATATAGTCTCGATCCTGAAGGCATGACCTATAAAGTCTATTGGGATGGCAAACTCACAGGTGAAGAAAAAGAATGGGTTAAAGATATTAAGAAGTTATATGGCGTAGAGATTAATTCTAGGCAAATGGCGTGGTGGCGTTGGAAGATGCTTGAAGGTATTAAGGATGAAAGTCTCATGTATCAAGAGTTTCCTCCTACCGAAGATTATGCCTTTGTCATGACAGGTACTTCATTCTTCTCAAATTCAAGGTGTACTGATGCTGTCAAAGCACTTAAAAAACGCACCTATGATTGTTATCGTTATTCATTCGGAGTCAATTTTCAAGATACCGAGGTTCTCAAGTCCACCGAACGTCTTGCTACTCTCAAGATTTGGGAAGAACCAGTTGATACCGCTTATTATGTCATTGGTGCAGACCCTGCCTACGGTAGTTCTGATTGGGCTGATCGCTTTTGTATACAAGTCTTTCGTTGTTATGCTGACGGCTTAGAACAAGTCGCCTCTTTTGCTACAGCAGAAATGAACACCTACCAGTTTGCGTGGGTCTTAGCCCACCTCGCTGGTGCTTATAAAAACTCTACCTTAAACTTAGAAGTCAATGGTCCAGGTCAAGCCGTTATTAATGAACTGAAAAACTTAAAAAGACAAGCAGCAGCCATGGGTACAGCCCTTGGTAAAGAACTTACCGATGTCTACGGCAATATGCAAAACTATATTTGGCGTAGGAACGATACCCTTGGTGGCTACTCTAACAGTATTGGTTGGCTAACCACCGCAGCGACCAAAGAACGGATGCTGTCTTACATGAAAGACTTCTTTGAGCGTGGCATGATGGACATTGTGGATATGGATACCATTGAGGAAATGAAAACCATTGTTCGGGATGGTGGCTCAATTATGGCAACAGGGCGCAATAAAGATGATCGGGTCATAGCTTGTGCTTTAGCGACTGCTGCTTTTGCTGAACAAGTACAGCCTCGCCTCATTATGCAAAAGATTACTAAACACATTAGTCGTATACAGGATGACTTTACCCCTGAACAACTGACCGTGGGTAGGAACGTAAGTGATTATTTGAAAAGAATTGGGGTATACGGCTCAGACGGATTAATCAACAAATGAAACCTACTATTCCTAAGAGAGAGTTAAAGGTTTTAATCAAACGGTTTCTGTCTGATAATGACCGTGG